AAAAGTTCTTTAGGTGGTTTAGAACTACCATCTATATCAATACTATCTAAATTATCAACTTGGTCTTTTATCTTATCTCCGTGTAATTTACTTTTATATTCTATTTGGTCAATTTCTGCTCTTGTTAAATTCTTATAATATTCTGTCTTTTCTTTAATAGTTCCTAAATCTTTAAATAATCTTTGCCCTGTAATTTCACTTCTACCATAATTATGTAAATCTTCTAACTGTTTAATAGAAGTATTTTTCATTTTTCGTGTAGATAATTTAAAACCTGCACCCGTAAATCCTGCTCCAAAAATTGTTCCAAATCCAAATCCTGCCAATGAAGACCAACCTGTTTGCTTTAAATCAAATTCATTTTGAATACCAGTTTTTATAGCCGTGTTTTGTAAAATAGCATCTTGAGCTCCACCTATCCCTGCACCAATATATCCTTCGTATAAAGCTCCTTTTTTGACAGCTTTCCATAAACCTTGTTTTGATGCTTGTTTGCTAACTTCCTTAAAAACATTTTTATTTATTTCTTTAGCCATCTTACCTTTGAGAGCATCTTTCAAAGCTAGTTTATATGCTTGTTTTCCTGCTTGACCCCCAATACCTAAACCAATAAGATTTACAGGGTCTAAGACCATAGCTCCACCATTGTCCCATAACCAAGAACCAAAACTTCTATTAGGGTCGTCCCAAAAAGAAGGGAGAGCTTCATAAGTTTGTTGTATATAAGCAAACTCTTTTAATCTATCAGGAGTATCTGACATCGCATTAGACATATCCATACCCATAAAAACTGTATTATGATTTCTCCAAGACCTATCATTATAAAAATATTCTAATAAATCAGCGTGAGGCTTAAAATTAAAATCATCACTGCCTTCTCTATGAGAGTAGTAACTTCTTAAAGTATCATAAAATCTTTCAGTTTGTATTTCTTCTAAAGCTGATTCAGCGTTTTTTGCTTTTTCTAAGTCATAATTAACTGTAGAAATATCTAGTGATGTATTATCTTCTTCAACAATACCATCAAAAATTCCCATAATATTAGTTATCCTTTATTATTTTTTAATACCCAACATCACCTCAATAATGTCTTGTACCTGTTTAGTGTTGTGTGCTGACCAATTCTCTCCAAATATACTTTTAGCTATAACAGTATAAAACTTTTCTTGTTCGGCTTTATTAAAAGCAGGAATAAAGTCTTCTGTTTTTGTACCAAAATAAGATGAATCAAGATTAAGACCCTCAAGTATTTGTGTGACATACCCTTCAACTATAGGCTTAACCTTTTCTTCATAAAATTCTTGTGCGGAAGGTTCATTAAAAGGTATATAATCATCAAAACTAGGTTCTTCTTTACGAGCAGGAAGTTTAATAGTCCCACTATCTACTAAAGTTTCAATATTCTCTTTAAGTAGTTTACCTTTTTCTTTAACTTGTTTTTCTATTCTTAGGTTTTTAATTTTCTCCTCTTCTATGGCTTTATCTTTCATTGAAATTAAAGTGTCAGGAGCAACTTCTTTACTACTTCTGAATACTGACATAACGTGTTTACCCAAGTCTGCCATAAATTTTCTCCGTTCTTCCCAACTAGGTACAGTTCCATTTTCGTCAAAAAATCTCTGTTCATAAGCAAGAATTTCATCTTTCATATAATTTCTAGCATTAATAACAGCTTCTTTACCACCTTTAACTACATTAATTCCTTCAGTAAAAGATTGTAAAACACTAGCTTCTATTGATGGCATACTTTTTGAATATGTAATGTCAGAAAAGTAAACAGGTGAAGTTCCTTTATCTTTATTACCAATCCAAGTTTGCCATCTAGCATTTGCTGTTGTTAATTGTGAATTAGGAATACCTCTAGCGTTCAGTTCAGCTACCATTTCGGAATAAGTAGCAAATGTACCTTCAGCAATTTCATTCAAAAATGCGGAAGTAACACTAGGGTCATTAGTAATAGTTCTATCTGCACTAAAAAATTTACCAAAAGTATCAATTAATAATGGGTCATTAAATTGTTTTAACTTTTCTTGTATTTTATTTAATTCTAGTATATTTTTATTTCGCATACCAACTGAGTCTGCACCCTTCATATCCGCAGTAGCACTTACTGGTACTTGTTCAAACGCTTCAGCCCAAATAGCTTCAACATCTTTATCTTTATTATATACTTCATCTCTTCTTATTTTTTGTGTAAGTTGAGCTTCTTTTAATTCTAATTTCTGATATAAAGCACCCACTTCAGGGTCTCTTGTGCTTAATAAAGTACCTAGTTTATTACCACCTGTTCCTATCCCTCTATCTGTAGTTAAAATTTGCATAGCAACAGCTATATCTTCAGGTTTTTCAGTTGTATCTAATATCCATTGAACGTGAGCCATCGCTACTTCATTCATTTCATCACTATCAAAGTAGTATGCTTTATCTTTGCCCTCTATAGGCATAGCAGTATTTAAAGTTTTAATTTGTTTCCAATAAGTAGACATATCTTGTTTAGCAAATGTATCTAAATATTTTACACCATTCATTATTTTCTTATCGTGAGACCATTCAGCTCTTAATTGTGCATCTTTAATTTTTGCTTCTGCCGCCCATTCATTAAAAGCGGCTGAAAAACCTGTTGTAAATGATGAACTAGCTCCATCAAAATTAGGTAAATATTGTTTCCAAAATTCTTCTATAGTTCCATCTGTTTCTTTATAATTATAATCATCTTTATTAGCTGTAATTTGTCTAATTGTATTTACTGCTTCAAATCTTCCTGAGTGTGTATCTACAACATTCTTAACATATTGATTACTTAATTCAGGAATCTCATTATTTAAAATAGCTTTTTGAATATCTTTTGTTTTCCAACCTTTAGCATAAAGCTCGTCCATCTTAGCTCCTGCTTCAGTTTGTTTCTTTTCAATGTGTTTTTCTCCCCAATTATTCATAGCAGGAGTAAGGTCATTTCTTAAAGCAGAAACAATTTGACCCATTTCTGTTGTTTTAGCGTCTTGGTGTCTAACAGTTCCTTTATAACTTGAACCTATCCACTTGTTTGTTACTTGTGATTTATATTTTGTTGCCATTTAATTTCCTTATTATTGAAATACATCAGGATTTCTGCCATAACCTGATGTTCCATATCCTGTTTTTACTCTTTTATTCTTTGATGACCATTTATTATCTGAACCTGCATAATTTAATCCTGCTGAAGCTATTTGTAATCCTGCTCCTATTAAACTAGGTGCATCAGATTGTCTTATGTTAGCATAATTTCTGTGCATATTTGCATAAGCATCATTTTCTGAATTTTGTAAAGATAACATATCTGCTTCAAAATCAAAAGCTATTTCAGAGAAACCTAAATCGTGTGCTCCACTCATATCTTGCATTACTCTAAGTGAGTTTCCAAATCCTGAGTTAAGAGCCATAGCTTGATTTTTAGTTAATTCTTGTCTTGCTGTTAATTCAGCTAAAGCCTTTGCTTGTGTTGCACGAGAAGACTCATTATCAATTTTAGATAAATCATTCAAATAGGCTTGGTTAGCATTTTGCATACTAACTTCATTAGCGGCTGTATTTCTTTGATGAACAGCACTCTCATTTTGAAATTTAGCGACTGTTGTTACTACTGCTAACGCCATTTGGGCTTCTGCTACTCCGCACATTATTCTTTATTTATCTCCTTTATCATTAGTAAAAAGGGTAGTTTTCCTACCCCATAATTTTTAATTTCTTCTTTGACTTCAAAGCCTAAAAATTGAAGCCACTTTAATGACTTCCAATTTCGCCTATCCACCCAGTTGTATATATAAGTATATCCTTGACTCATCTTAGAGACCCAGTAAGGACATTCTTTTATAAATTGTTTTGTATGTTTAAATAAATCTTCACTTGATAATAACCAAGCCACTCCATATTCAGGGTCTTTTGTTGGAGCAACTCCAAACATACCCATAACTCCTTCGTTAGCTGTTCCTACAATAGTATAGCTTCTAGCTTTTTCATAAGTGAAAGGTATAACAAGAGCTTCCAAAGGTGATTTACCATCTGAGGCTCTTATCTCTTCCCTGTCTGCTTTCCTAACTTTAGGTGCTAATTGTAATGCGTCAGCTAATACTGCGGGACGTACATAGTTCTCTTTTTCCATTATATCCTTGTTGCTCTGTTATGATAATAACCTTCTACTTCCGCACTTGCCACATACATAGGTAAGTGAGAACTAGAGATAATGTCAAAAGTAAAATCGGTGTTTCTACATTGTACTGGAACTTTAATTGTTCCTGAAGACAAAGCAGGAGAACCAATGGTACTTCCTGAAGTTCCTAGAACATATCCGTTCATTACAGTTGTAGATTTACTTCTATTATCAGGTGTTACTTCTGCTGTGAAGAAACCTGAATTTTCGTAAGTTAATGCTATATTTCTAACTTGATAACGACCTGTAGTTACTGCTAAAAGTCCTCTACCAGTATTTTCTCTAACATATTGTGTAGATAAAGAATACTTAGATTCGTAAGGTGTTCCTATAAATAAGCTAGTATGATTACCAACTAAAGTAAAAGAATTTCCTGCAACAAAATTTGTAACAGCTAATCTTGTAGGGTCAGAAGAAGTTACAGTTAAATTTGAATCTCCTACTACGGCTCTTGTAACTGTAATAACGGGTGTTCCACCCGCAGGATTTGGAGCTGAATATCCCGCTAAATTATTAATACCAAGAACTCCACCACTTCCTACAGCAATATTATCTGCTACATCATCATTCGTTCTTGAACCACCAACTGAAAATTCTAAAGCTGAAGCAGGGTCACTATTAGTAGCTGTCATAGTTGTAGATACACCTGCGTTATCTGTAATTACTATAGTGCTACCTACTGCAATATTTGCCGCATCTGAAACTGTTATTGTGCAAGTTGCACCTGAAGCAGAAGTTAAAGCATAATCTGTTCCATTAGTTTTATCAACAGCCATTAATCCTGTTTTTGCTCCATAAGGAGAAGTCACAGTTGTTAAATCCGTACCACTTGAATATGTACCTGTTGCTGATGCTCTTTTATCAAGATATATACCATACCCTAATGTAGCATCTTTTAAATTTCTTAAATCTACTTTAAATAATTTTGTTGTTTTTCCTTCAGCAGTAAATAAATAAATATTACTTTCTATTGAAAATCCACCAAGTATTTTTACACCTGTAAATTCCCATTTAGACCAAGCGGTTTGTACTTTTTCACCACCATCAAAGAAATATTTATATATATACATCGTATCAGCATTAGTTGCTGTTACATTTGAACTCGTTGCATAAGGCACAACCTGTGCATCTGCTGTATCAGAACATAAAATTGCTAGACAATCTTCAACTGTATTACTTATAATTTGATAAGCATTTGTTGGCATTAAACTTTGTACTGAAACTGAAATATCTAAACCATCATTAGTTAATGTACTGTCATCAGAAAAATATTCTCTAATTGCTGTATTGCTTGTTCTTGCTTGAGCAAAGTATGCAAACTTTCCTGCCGCTACTGGTCTCACATTATCATCGTGTTCAAAACTTGATACTTCATTTAAGATAGCAGTAGTTGGACTAATTGTATCTCCTGCGTGGTCAAGTTTATATTGAGCTGTATCAGAGAATAATAATAATGTTTCATTAAATCCTACTGAATTTTTCAATGTATTAACTTGTGTACCTGAAGCCGCTATATCAATAGGGTCAGTATCTAAAACTTGTGTAACTGTTGTAGCAAAGAAATTAAAATAACTAGCATTTTCTGCTAGAATTAAATTCTCTCCTGATAAAATTCCTAATCTGTTTTTATAAAAAGTTAAATTTTGTATTTTTTTACCTACAAATGAAGGGTTAGGATTAGTGTCTGTAGAATCCCCACAACTTCTATCTACCCAATCTAATTTTTGAAATGTAAATGTACCATCATTATTATTTATCAATGCGTGAGGCATTGTAGTATCTGTTAAACCTAAACTTGTAGCAGGAGCTAGTGTTTCAGACCATACACCTGTTCCATCAAATTTAACATAGTAATCAGAAAGAGTATCTCCTTCATCACCTGTTACTTTTATAATCGTTCCTACTTTTCCATAGTAAGGTAATTTTGTAAAATCTTGTATTGTATCTTTAATGCCATACATAGCTGTATTACCTGAACCATCAGATGTACTTAATGTATAAGTTTTAGCTTGGTTAATAATTGTTCCATAAATAACAGAATCAAATTGTTCAAAAGTAAAATAAGTTGTTATATCAGAAAAGTTTGCTAAACCTGATGTTGTAGATAATGTTGCTCCTGTATCTGTTCTTACTGTTTTAAAACCAATTCCGTTTGCAGTAGCATCATAATGGGTACTTGAAGTACCATACATTAATATATCTACTATCTTATTTGTATCTCTATATTTACTATCTGTTGCCGCACTATTTCCTGTAGGTACTTGAAATATAACTTCTACTTCATAAGCCCAATCTTCGTGTCTTAATGCTACTTTATATTCTCTACCATAATTTGTTGATTTACAGTAGACGTGAAATTCCTCTACTTTTGCCGCAGATAATGTAGTATCAGCAGTGGGAATAATAGACTTATTAACAACAAAGGTGTAATCAGCAATATTAACCATACGAAAATCAGCTTTAGGATTAGTAGTATTAAGATATGTATTTCCATCAGGATAACTGACAGTTTTTTCATTACCTGCCAAATCGTAGACTTTAACTCCATTGTCATAGAACGCACAAATGTAGCGATTTGATTCATCTCTTTGAATATTCCATATTTTAGTTGTGTTAGGGAAGACGTTTGACGCATCTAATGTAGCGACATATTCTAAAGCAGGTCTCTTTGATAACCCATCTACAATGTTGTTTTGACAATTAATTTGGTCTTTACCTTGATTAATTCCACGTTGTGAAGGGGTTTGTTGAGACATACCATTTAGAAAATTTGGTATTGATTGTGAAACAACTCCCATTAGTACGTCTTTCTTCTAGTCCTGTTAATTATTGAAAAAGTATTCACATCACCTTCTAATATATTTGCATCAGCACTTCTACTATCCGCTTGTCTAAAAGCGGCTAATGCTTCTTGTTCATCATTTCCTGCCAATTCAGTTAAGCCTTTATCTCCAATATATCTTGAAGCAAAACGTCTCGCTGATTTAGCGGCTATGTATTGCCTTGCATACTCAGGGAGTTGTTCAAATTGTTGGACTAAGACTAAGTCCACTGTAGGTAGGGTTGTTGATGTTCCAAATACATCTGTATGATTGTCCATATCGTATAGAAAACCATTACGAATAACCAAGTTTCTATCTCGGTATTGTGCAGATGCGTCTGCTTGGACGCAGTTAGATGGTAAAGGTACTTTATTATCAGTATCTTTTGTTAAAACGTAAGCATAGTGAGAATTAAAATTCCACCCCATAGATTGAACTGACATAGTTGTTTCATCTAAAATATTTTTAGCGACAGATACATCAGTAGTTACTGTTCCTGTAATTGCGTTCACAGGAGCTTCACCAATTACTGAAAGCATTTGATTAACTGTTTGTAGCTCAGTTGTGGGTGTTATTTGTGTTGCCATTATCTATACTATTATTGCGATTATTAAAATGATTCCAAAAACAAGAACTACTTTTTTATGTTCAGTCCAAAAATGTTTGGTTTCAAGATATTTTTCTTTTATTTTATCTATCATAATTATTTGTTATATCCTCTTGTTGATTAAAAGTAGAAAAGGGGGATTGCTCCCCCTAATCTATTGTGGTGTAGTAAAGAAACTATTACGCTTCTTTAATTCCTACAGCCGCTTCTGGTCTAAGAGTTCCGTGACCCATAGCGTATTTCGCTACCATTAGCGTACCTTGTCTTCTTATGTCATAGTCTGATTCAACAGCCAAATCCATAAGTTTAACAGTACCAACTGCTGAAGGGTGCGATACAAGAGCTACGAATGTTCTTAAATCCACAGCTTGAGGTGTCGCTGTACCTGCTGTAGCTGAACCTGCGTCTACTCCTGCAGTTACATTTGATTCAACAAAGTGAGGAACTGGAATTAAATCAATTCCTGCTACTCTTGCAACTCTGCCCTCTGCGATTGAACCTTTACCACTGAAATCAGCATTGATAACGTTTGTAGCGTTAGCTAATTTGTAGTATTCTTCCAGTCTCATAAAGCATTTTCTGCCTTCACTTGGAACATAATTTGCGTCTAACTGTTTAGCCGCAGTAAAGATAGCACCTATCATCGCCGTAGCGGCAGTTGCATCTGTTGCGTGAGCTATGTCAGCGTCAAATATGTTACTTGTTACGTCTCCACCTGTTACGTTAGGTGTAGTTCCTATTGCACATTGACCAATAGTTTGTAAAACGTGCTTATCTTTAACAAAAGCTAAAGCTCTGCCAATTTCAGCAGAGTACGCACTTCTTACGTCCCAGTGGTTTTTTGCTTCTTCAATATTACTTAAAAATACTGAAGATGTTAAAAGGTCATTAATTGTAATAACCTTTTCGTTGTGGTGAGCAGTTGAGCCTAAAATTTCTGCTCCTGCTGTATGATAAGCCGCCGCTATTCTGCCCATTACTGGGAAAGTAGCTGACTTGCCATTAGAGATAGAACGAACCATCTCTGCTCCGCCTGTTTTTGAAGCTCTGTCAAAAGAAGTAAGAACTTCTCCTGCAAAAACTTTTAAAAACAATGCGTCTTCTGTACCTGATGAGTTTACCTGAGGTATACTCGCTGGTGTTGCCGCTGTCATAATTTATCTCCTTATATTATGATGTTAGTTAATAAAAGCCTTGTATTTTCAGCTTCTTATACTAAATTGTCTTCCCGCAGGAAGGTCAAGTTAATCTACTTATCTACTTGGCAGTTGCCACCTATAAAGGTTGCACAACTATTTTTTATTTTTCTTCTCAGCTTCTTGAGCTTTATCAAGAAGGTCGTTTATATTCTTTAACGCTAAAGTAGATATAGTTAATTTATCATATCTATTTTTAATTGTGTCAAGAATATTGTCGTGGTCGGGAATACCTACTGGATTTTTTAAGTAAGTATCAACAACCGAAGTATGTTCAGCAATCTCTGCTTCATACTTTTTCTTTAAAGCGTATAAAAACATACGTCTCCTTTTATATTTTACTGTTAGCTAGTTTACTTTTTACTTCAGCTTGATAAGCAGGGTCTTTAGCATATCTAGGGTCAGACATCGCTTGTGTCACTTGAGCCCAAGATGCAAAACCTTGCTCTGCACTAGGAGATGCTTTACCTTCAACTAATGTAGGTTCACTTCCTGTTGCTTGTGCATATCTTGCTTTAAGTCCTACTACTGCTAACTTCACAGCTTCTAAATCTTTGCTGTTTACCGCAGTATTGTAAGCCTGTTTTTCAGTTTCAGATAAATTGTTACCCGCCCAGTCAGACATACTATCATATGACTCTGTGCCGCCAACTAAGTTTTTAACTGTTGCTGATTGTTGGTCAGCTATTGCTTGTTGTCCTGCAATAAATCTGTCCACATATTCTTTTGGTATTCCTGCTTTTTCTAATGATGAGTATGAGCCATCAGCAAGTTTACCATCTTTAGCAAACTCTTCCGAGAGTGTTTCCATATTTAAACCTGCACTATCTACAGCCTTTGTAGCTATATCTAAATCAGATTTAGGTTGTTCTGCTTTTACTTCTTCTTTTACTTCAGTCTTTGAAACTGGGTCTACTGATTGTTCAGTAGGTTGAGATTGCTCACCAAGTTTTTTTTCTAATTCTGAATATGATTTGACTAAGTCATCAACTGAGTTGAATTTTTCAGGCAAACCTTCAGGTTTACTTTGTGTAGGCTTCGTCTCTTCCACTGGTTTATCCGTAGTAGTTTCGGGACTTGTTATTTCCACTTTATCTACCATAAATTTTTTCTCCTAATTATTGTGGTTTTGTTATATTACCCGCAACCGCAGGAACAGCTTTCTCTGCCATTTGCATCATCTGCTGTTGTTGTTGTTGCTGTTGCATCGCTTCTTGTTCAGCCGCTAATTCTTCCTCACTCTTAATTAAACCTTCCATCTCTATACCTAAACTGGTAGCGATACGTTTAATTAAATCCGAAGAATTTAATGATTGAACTACTTGTGGATTAACCTGAGCTAGATTAACTATCTCAGCCACAAATTCTCTTAATTTTTGTAAATCATTTCCTCTACCCAATGCTTCAATACCTGTAATAATTGTAGGTGTAACTGCATCTTTAGGTAATGGTGGAATTTCTTTTGATTCTTGCATACGTTTCATTAGTATTTTAACTAATGGAAGTTGAAACTCTTGTGATAATAATGAGTACACTCCACCCATAGCAGTTTCTAATTGTTCTGCCATATATCTAATTTCTTGAGCTGTAACTCTTTCAGCATCTCTTTGTATTGCAGTATGTAATAAGAAAGCATAAGACATACGCTCTTCTAATTTAGCAATACTTCTTTCAACTACTTGTAAATCATATTGTTTTTGTGCTTGTAATACAGAGACATCATCATCAGAACCAGTAATAATATCACCATTTCTAGTAAGAGCTAAATCTCTTTTCTTTGTTACAGAATTAGGTTTAACCATAAATACTATTTTAGAAGAAGCCGCCGCACTTTCAACAAGTGCTTGAGATAATCCTTCTAATGATTTTAAATCTCCTAAAAATTCTTCAACATATCCTCTACCATAATCCTCGCCATCAACTCTAACCATTCTTAAAGCGGCATAAGGCATTTGGTCTTTAGTGAAATTTCCTACTGATTCAGGAATTTTAATTCCATTTACTTCTTGACAAATATAAAATTTATTATTTTCTAATCTGTAAATATGTGTATATAATTCTATGTCTTCATCTTTTTTATACTCAGGGTCAGTGATTAACTTTTCCATTACTTCAAGTGGAAGACTTAATGGGCTAACACTTTCTTTAATAACTATTTCTAATATGTTTCCTGAGGAATCTCTATTACATACAAAACTGGTAATGGGAAATACTCTCATAGTTCCATCTTTAGGAAGATAAGTTAATACATTTCCTGCTACTATTAAATGTTTAAGAGCTTCAAACACACTAACTCTTAAAGCTAATTGTTCAATCTTTTTAGAAACTTCTCTTTCAATATTTGCTAGAGATTTTTCTATTTCAGTTTTTAATTCTTTATTTTGTTCAAGTTCTTCTTTTGTTTTGCCACTTACTGCTAGTCTAAAAAAGGGGGAATTGGGTGGTAGTAATAAAAGAAGTAGCTTAGACGCTAAATTGTTTACGCCTCTAGCTCCTACCGATTGGAAGGGGTTGTATAATTTTGTAGAAGAATTGAAACCATCTACGGGTATTAAAGAAGATATTGTTAGTTCACTACATTCTTGAGCTCTGTCTACAAATTTTTCTCTCTTCTCTTTTAATTTTAAATATCGTTCTTTTGCTGTAGGATTAACCTGTAGCATTGTTGCGTTGCTCTTTTTAGTCGCCATTTATATCCTTATTAAGTAGTAACGCCTGAACTAGAACCAGTAGTAGTATAATTTACTCCTGTTTGTAGAGCAGATGTACCTGATTTAGAAGCCATTTTCTTTTTCTTCTTAATATCTTTATCGCCTGTTATTAATTCAATAGGCTTTTCTGCTACTTCTTCTATTCTTGAAGCAATCTGAGCGGGTGCTCTTTGAATAGGAGCGGCTTGTACTTTCGGTGCTGACATACACATAGTTTTATTTTTTTATCCTCTCTTGTAATGTATTAATGAATCGTACTACATTCCTTTGCCCTGCTTTAAAATATACTGTCTTAGTATCATCTTTTAATTCAGGTGATTTCTCAGGATATAGTTTATTTAGTAGCTCTACCAAGTCTTCTGACTTGTGAGGTAAAACTAAATCTTCATTTTCGTCCATATTATTCTTCTAAAAAGGGCACTTTAGTTCCATAACTTGCCCGTTGTAGTTCCTTTGTTATATTCGGTTGCTCTATTCTCAAAGAAATTAGCGTGTTCTACACCATTTAACACCCATTCTAACCACCCTAAAGGGTTATCTTTGACACCATAATTAGGTTTTAATGATAGCTGAAGCAGTCTTCTATCCGCTATATATCTTATATATTTCTTAACTTCATCAGGAGTAAGTCCTCTAATACCACCCATTTCAAAAGCTAAATCAATGAATTTATCTTCTAATTCTACCATATCTCTAGCTGTTTGATAGATAGTTTTCTTAAATTTATCAGTCCATACTTTAGGATTTTCTTTAATTAATGTTTTAAATAATTTAATCATACTTTCAACGTGGTGTGTTTCATCTCTAATACTCCAAGTTACTATCTGACACATACCCTTCATTCTTCCATATCTTTGAAAGTTAAG